TCAGAACGTGTTATAATAAAGCTCCGGGGGATATCCTTTCCCGGGACAACGGAATAGGAGGGAAGAAAAAATGAAACTGCCTGAGACTTCGGTAAAATTCCTTAACAACGGTGATCTGCTCAGATGGTATGAGAAAGCCGTTACAAGGAAGAATCTTGCTCTTAGATGGGAGTTGGTCGAAGAGATGGCCAGAAGAGTTTATCCGCATGGGGAAATGATGCCTAATATTAAAATCGTGGTCCAGGATTTCCGGCATTGGAAATGCAACGGTGCACAGGAACAGACATGGTAAAGCATTCATAGATTGAGGAGGGAAATATAATGACATCATATAAGACTATTGTTCGTGGCTTGATTAAAACTTACATTACAGATCACCTTAACCGTGCCTATACCGGACACGTTGACGGTGTCCGTGTCGATGCACTGACTATTTCGGAAGATAAATGTTCGTTTGCGGTTTGTGCTGTAGTCACTAATTTTGTCACTGTTCGGGAATTTAGAATCATGGGAGAAGTGCTTTCCTCCGGCAGTGTGGTTATTGCTTGCGTTGAGGTGTGAAATGAGATTCACATACTATTGTGTTCCGGGGAGATTTCTTTCTCCCCGGGCGCACTATGTTTTTATAGGGGAATGGATCAGGCCGGAGGGTTACATAGTGCTTCAGCACGGGAATATGTCATACTTAGAATACAAGCGTATTACCGAACAGGGTTTTATCCGCATATTTGAAAGCCGGGCCAGTGATTACACTTATATAGAACCCCTTATCACTCGGGCAGATATGCGAAAATATCATGCAGAGAAGAGTGTAAAGGTAGGAATCCTCATCCGAAAAGATTATAATCTCTACATGGGTAGGGTGTGTTTGTATGGGAGGGTTGTAATGTGAGTTACAAAGACGGGAAGAACGTACAAGGAAGCCATTCCCCGTATACTGTATGGTTAAAGACTGTTGGTCATGTTGTCGGCGTGGATTATCGGGAACTAAACCGATATATCCGGGAATATAATGCAAAGCATTATAACAGATACTTTAGTTTTTGGGGTTGGTATTCATATATGGAATTTGGCGATGCTACATATATTGACGGGTTTTCTGTTCTCTGGAATGATCATAACGAAAATATGAATCAGGTTATTCCGATTGAATAATTGGAGGTGTAAAACATGGCACGGTCAGAGTATACCAGGCTCCGGGATATTGCACAAAAACGTTTGGGGAGACTTATTTCTGAGGGGTTAGCTCCTGCGGGGTTAGCGTTTCCGAAGCTCCGCGAAATGAAAACCGAAGCGGAGAGATTCCGCGCTCTTGCAGATGTTCAAGAATTTCTTGCATCCGGAACCAAACTCCGCGAGATCAGGGAAAGCGGAAAGGCCGTAGGTTTAACCCCTGCGGGAATTGTAGTCGATGACCCTGCAAGGCTTGCCCGAAATGCTCGCCAACGGGAGCGAAGGAGAGAAAGAAGAGAAGCTCTTAACCCATTGTCAAAGAAGCAAAGGGGATGGATAAAGGGCGCTCATACTTTGGGGGTGAATATTAGCACGGCAGATATTCCGGCATTTATCGCATATATGGAATATCGTTTTTCTCAATATTCAGACGAACAATTTTATTTGATGGATGATTATGTAAAGGACTTTCGGAAATTACGCAAAAAGAATAGTGTTGATTCGATTGTATCCGATTTTGCGCGATTCAAGGCCGATTATGAACAGCTTCACAATCCTGTAGATGCACAGGGCTATAGTGCTTCTGAGTTTCAAAAAATGTGGAATGCATTTATAAAAAATTAATTCCGGAGGGATGTTCTCATGTTCGCGTCATGGGAAAGCTATGATTTCTATACAGCCTTTCAGGCCGGGGGATTCCTGAAGCCTTTACCGAAAAGGAAACCAGACCGGGCAGGTGGTCGATATATTGTCAATGTTGTTTCTGCGTTTGACATTGAAACCAGTCGGATAGATTTACCGATTGAAAACGGATATCGGCAGAACTCTCACTCATTTATGTATGTCTGGCAGTTTCAAATTGAAGATGTTACGATTATGGGCAGGACATGGGAAGATTTCTTTGCTATGTGCGCAAGGATCAGAGAAGCCCTGGCACGTTACAAGGAATATATAAAATCTCCGACCTTGCCCGTCCTGATTTGTTGGGTGCACAATCTGGGCTATGAATGGCAATGGCTGCAAGGAATTTATACATTTAACAATGAAGATGTATTCTTTAGGGATCAGCGCAAACCTATTTGGTGTCGGATGTATGACTGCATTGAAATGCGGTGCAGCTATATGCAGACCAACATGAGTTTAGCGCATCTTACTAAACAGATGGGGGTTGAAGAAAAGCTCTCGGGGGATATTTTCGACTATGGAAAAATGCGCTACCCGTGGACTGAGCTGTCGGATTATGAGAAAGAATATTGTGTTCGGGATGTCCGCTCGCTCGTTCAGGCCATGAAGTTACGCATGGAAAAAGACGGTGATACTCTGCAAACTCTCCCCCTGACTTCGACCGGATATGTGCGGAGAGATTGCAAAGAAGCAATTAAACCATTATATTATGATATCCGCGACATGAAACCGGATTATAAACAATACAGACTTCTCCGGGACGCTTTCCGGGGAGGTAATACCCATGCAAATAGAAAATTTGTTGGAAAGATACTGGATAATGTTTCTTCCTATGATATGACATCCTGTTATCCGGCTCAGCAATTGACGAAAAAATTCCCCATGAAAAGATTCAAATGGCTTGATAATAATCTTGATTTGGAAAGGGTTATGAAGTTTATCGGACTGGGGTATGCCGTAGTTGCTCGGTATAGGTTTGAAGGATTGAAGATCAAGGAGAAAATCCCTATTCCATATTTATCATTGGCGCGTACTAAATCGGCTGATTTTATTGGAGGGATAGACAACGGGCGTATCCTTTACGCAGGAATATGCGAATGCGCATTGAATGAAATAGACCTTGAGATTGTAGTAAAACAGTATAACTTCGACAATGTAAAAGTATTGTCCGCTATGGTGGCTCAGAAAGATTATTTACCGGAACCATATAGAAAAGTCATCCAGAAATATTATGACCTGAAAACTACGCTAAAGGGAACCATTGACCCAGAAGAAGCATATGCATACGCGAAAAGCAAGGAAAAACTAAATGCTGTATATGGGATGAGTGTACAAGACCCCTTGCACGCAAAAATCCTATATGATGACGGGGATTATACGGTACAAGATCTTAACAAAGTAGGAACCCCGGAAGAACTTGAAAAAGCTCTATCGGGAGCTGCTTTCCCGTATCAATGGGGTGTATATGTTACAGCATACGCCCGGCAAGCTCTGCAAGAAGCAATAGATTTAATTGGATATGACCGGATGGTATACTGTGATACAGATTCTGTTAAGATGATTGGAAAGGTGAATATGTCGGGGATAAACAAAAAGCGGGAACAGCTTGCTACCCGGCAGGGAGCTGTTGCCGTAGATCGCAAGGGGGTTGCTCATTATATGGGCGTGTTTGAGTATGAAGGTGCGTATGATCAATTTATCACGCAGGGAGCGAAAAGATATGCGTATATAATTAATGGTGAAATGGGGGTTACTGTTTCCGGGGTGAGTAAAAAGATAAATCCGGAAACGGGTATACCTATTGCGGTAGAGGAATTGAAGGATCTGAAGAATTTCAAAGATGGGATGATCTGGCATGAAAGCGCGGGGAGCTTGTCCGTTTATAATGACGATGACAATTTTTATTATAAGGTAGACGATGAGCGGGGCGTTATGATAACTCCGAATATAGCAATACTCCCGAATACCTATCAGATGGGTTTCTCTAAGGATTACACAGCTCTTTTGCAGGATGTGGAACTATACGGGGAATATATTGATCGGAGGAAATGAGAGCATGAAGATTTATGATCGCAATGGGTGGGTAAACTGGGGATATTTCTGCAATTTGCCCAGAGCATTTATAATGACTGTTGGCGCGCGCGGTGTGGGAAAAACCTATGGCCTACTGAAATATTTGATTGAGAATGGAAAGCCGTTTATTTATCTCCGCAGATTACAAGCTCAATTAGATATTTCAGGATCAGAAACCGGGAACCCTTTCCGCAAGTTGAATGCAGACCTTTGCAGAGATATCCGACCTGTGAAGAATAAAAATATGATTGAGTTTCGGGACGGGGGGAAAGAGGGAGAATTGATTGCCCTTGGCTCCGCGCTTTCGACCGTTGCGACCGTTCGCGGGTTTGATTTTTCCGGATATGATTATATTGTTTTCGATGAGTGCGTCCCCATGGCCGGGGAGCGACCTATTAAAAATGAGTTTGACGCATTTCTAAATTTCTATGAGACTGTAAACAGAAACCGGGAGCTTGAAGGAAAATCCCCCGTGTTATGTTTGATGCTCGGGAATGCGAATCAGCTATTAAACCCATATTTTACCGGGTGGAAATTTACGAAAACTGCACTAAAGATGTTAGCAGGGAAACAGATGATTTATACAAGCCCAGATAGAACCCGGACTATGGTTCTTTTGACAGATTCCCCCATAAGTAAAAAGAAAGCGGAAACAAGCCTATACAAAAACGCTTCATCTGGATTTCTGAATATGGCTATTGATAACGCATTCCGGACGGATGCAACAAAAATACATTCGGAACCATTGGCAGAATATAGGCATATTGTTTCCGTTGGAGATATCGGTATTTATCGGCACAAGTCTGAAAAGAAATATTATGTTTCAAGTATTACAGATTCCCCGCATTATGACGATTATGGTATTAGTTTGAAACAGTTTCAGACGGATTATTTATTACTCCGGGAAATTTACATGGGGCAGAAATTGATGATTTTTGAGAGTTATGAAAATGAAATTCTTTTCAGGGAATATCTAAAATTGAATTAATTGTTGACAATGTGTTCCGAAATATTTATTCTATATGTATGGGAGCAATGCTCCCGAATAAAAAGATATTTGGAGGAAATGAAGAAATGGAACTGAGCAGGACGGAAGTATTTCGGGCTATGAACTCTATGAATGTCACGAACTTCAGGGAGTGTGAGGGGCTGTTGATTCTCCCCGTTGCGTCTCATACTCATTCTTATGAGGATCAGGACGGGAAGGAACATTCCGTCCTTGTCATTAAGGATGGAAAGACCGGGGAACTGTACAAGACGGAGGTTCAGGCGTTTATTAAGAAATTCCTCTCCTACGATGAAGCGTTTGGAACCCTGCCGGATGAGGAGAAGCCCCTGATGATGATCAAGTTGACCACATCTAAGAAGGGCAATCGGTATGTCACCTTTGATATTCAGGATCAGTGATTGTAAACAGTTTCCAAACTGTTTATAATAAATAAGGGAAGTGTAACGCATCCCCTACGCGAGGGCCGGAAGCCCGGGGACGGTACGGCGGTACTATGAGTGTGTTACACTTCCCTATTTTAATATTATCGGAGGTGCTCTATCATGGAAGGCGTGGAGGTTATTACGACATTGATTTCGCAGTTAGGATTCCCGGTGGCTATGTGCATCATATTGTTCTATTCTCTGAATCAGGAACGGAAAGACCATAGGGCAAGCGAGGAGACAATTAATCAAAGTATTGTCGAATTGCGGGAAACATTTACTCAGACGATACACGGACAGCAGGAAAAAATGACAGAAGCTATCAATAATAATACTTTGGTTATGCAAAGACTTGTCGATAAGTTAGATAAGGAGTGAGATAGTGATAACCGGAGAGCAATTCGCGGAGAAAGCATTGACCGGGGGTTATATCGGTATCCCTTATGAACGTCTCGACTGTCAGGGATTTGTTGAACGGGTATTAGCTGACTGCGGTGTCAGAAAGCCTAACGGGACTGTGTACGACTGGCGGGGCAGCAATGCCATGTATCGGAATTATTTCCAATGGCGGGGAACTGTCAAAGAGTGCGAATCAAAATTTGGAATGATTCCGCAAGGCGCGCTTGTTTTCACCCGGAAGACGGACGGGGGAGAGGTTGAACGGGGATATCATGATGGCCTTGGAAACTTTAGCCATGTGGGAATATATGTCGGTGCACCGCATGGGGTTATACATTCTACAGCCGGGGGTGTGCAGTATGGGAAATTCCCGGATGCCAAAAGATGGACTAATGTCAGTCTGTTGTCTATGATTGACTACACGCACCAAAATATTAATAATAATAGTAAGGATGCGAAACAGATTATATCTGAAATCCGCGCCTTGCTCGGTAAATTGGAGGAGGTTATGAAATGCTAACTTTTGATCAGATTATCACATTGTCTGACAAGGGTTTCACACCAGATCAGATTGTAAAGATAACCGGGGAAGAACTCCCGGAACCAGTTCCGGAAGCTGAACCGGAAGAAAAACCCGAACAAAATTCGGAAAACTCCGAACAGATCCCCCCGGATGCTGAACCAGAACCCGAACAAAAACCGGAATCTGGCTCCCTTTCCTCCGTCCTGAATGAAGCGATTAAAGGTTTTTCCGCAGAGGTTGCGGAAATGCGGAAAGCTCTTCAGGCTTCAAATATCCGGACAGTCGCCCGGGAAGATATCCCCCCCTCAAAATCCGCTGATGATATTCTCGCGGAAATTATTCATCCGACTATTAACAAGGAGGTTTCAAACAAATGAGTGTTAACACGATGACCTTTCAGCAGATCGCTACTGTTCTTAATTCTATCGTTCATCAGGCAACCGGACAGAATGTGATTACCCCGACCAATACCGCAGAATTTGTATCCGTTGCAAATACTGCGTTGTCTCTGGGCAATGATGTTATTATGAATGCTATTAGCTCGGTGCTTTCCCGTACCATCTTCAGCATTCGACCCTATTCAGCGAAGTTTGTTGGACTGGAAAAGGACCTGCCCAGATGGGGCGCGTATATGCGCAAGCTGTCCATTGCTGATTCCGATTGGGCGGACGATGACGCATACAAATACCCCGTGACATATGACGCGAACGAGAACCCCCCGACCGGGGATGGTGGTATGGTCGATCAGTGGAAGATCAAAAAGCCTAATGTTTTGCAGACTAATTTCTACGGGGCAAGCGTTTTTTCCGATCATATTACCATCTTTGAAGATCAGCTTGAGAGCGCTTTCAGATCCCCGGAGGAGCTTGGCAGCTTCATTTCCCTCATTATGACGAATCTTTCCAATCGTATTGAGATGTCCAGAGATGCAGTTGCGCGGGGACTTGTTGCGAATATGATTGGCGCGTTGATCACCGAAAACGATACTAACAGGGTTGTGCATCTGCTGACCGAATACAATACTCAGACGGGGCTGAGCCTGACCGCGCAGAGCGTATACGCGCCGGACAATTTCCCCGCATTTATGAAATGGGTTTACAGCCGTGTCGCGCAGATTTCCGACCTGATGACCGAAAATAGTCTGATGTTCCAGACGGTCATTTCCGGAAAGCCGGTCCTCAGACACACGCCCATGCAGAATCAGAAAATCTATATCTTCAGCCCGGCGCGCCATCAGATGGATGCGCGAGTGCTCGCGGATACTTATCATGATAATTATCTGAAGTATGCGGATGTTGAAAGCGTAAATTACTGGCAGAGCATTAGAACCCCTGACAGCGTAAACGTCTCCCCCGCATACACCAGTGCCGCGGGTGCTGTTGTCAACGGCGATCCTGTCAGCAAAGCCGGCATCTTCGGGTTGATGTTTGATGAGGATGCTATGGGTTATGCTCTGCTTGATAGGCGAATGGTTCCGACCCCTGTCAATGCTTCGGGACTGTACCGTAACATCTTCGTTCATGCAAAGCAGAAAGTCTTCATGGACAATACCGAAAAGGCTGTTGTCCTGCTCCTTGATTAATTCCCTCCTCCTCATTCCCCCCATTTTGCGGGAGCGGACATTGCTCCGCTCCCGTTTTTCTTTTGAGGTGATAGAATGGAATGCACATTTTACAATATCGGAAAGAAAAGAAATAGCACATTGCAACCTGAACAGGGGACAACTGTACAAGTACAGTTAAAGGCTCCCTGTTCTATTACGGAACCAATTATAACCATAACAACGGCGACCGCGCCCGTTTTTACATATGCTTATATTCCCTCTTTCCGGCGGTACTACTTTATTAGAGAATGGACATATAGAAATGCAATTTGGGAAGCATCATTAACCGTTGATGTTCTCGCAAGTTTCAAGAACCTGATTCGGGGGCTAACCTGCTATATTGATAGATCCGCATCAAACTATGACGGCTCAATCATTGACACACTATACCCTGCCAAAACCGGAACAACTTTTCAGGTTACGCCCCTCTCCGCGCCCTGGACTGCTCTTACCATTTCCGGGGGTACTTTCATCCTCGGTGTGGTCGGACTTGACACGGGTGTCGGAAGACTGGGAGCAATTTCTTATTATGCATTAGATACTGCGGGACTTGACGCAGTATTAAGTTTTCTGTTTTCTAATGATATCTGGCAAGCGAGCGGTATTGAAGAAATTGGAGAAGGACTATATAAGGCAATCTTCAATCCGTTTCAGTATATTGTTTCCTGTGTCTGGGTACCAGTTGCCCGGTCCGCAATATCAACAACACAAAAAACAGTAAGGCTCGGATATTGGAATACTGGCGTTGAAGCCTATGGCGTGACATTGTATACCCTTGGAACCCTAAATTTTAACGCGACCCTCCCGGCCCATCCACAGGCAAGCCGGGGAAGTTATTTGAATTTTGCACCCTACACCCAGAGAACTTTATACTGTCCCCCGTTTGGCTCAATTCCGATTGATTCAGATTTCTATGCTCGGGGCAATGTTCTACAATGTATAACACACATTGACATTATAACCGGGCAGGCAACAATGAGGGTTGGAATGGGTGCTAATACTTCAGAGGTTGTCTATTTCACAGAGCGTACAGGGATGCTCGGTGTTCCGATTCAGCTTGCCCAGATGCTGAGTGATTATAGCCACACAATTTCGACCCTGCAAAGCGGTATTTCCGGAGGGGTTGCGGGACTTGTCAGCGGGGCAATCGGTGCGACCGCGATGAGTGCGATCGAAGCCAAAAGCCCGAAAATTACAAGTCAGGGTGCAAACGGTTCTTTGATTAGTTTCACGATGCCCCCGACCGTTGTTTCCGAGTTTTCACCGATTGCGGATGAAGATCTGGCAGATTACGGCAGACCCTGCATGAAAAAATTAATGCTCGCAAATCTGACCGGATATATAAAATGCGCCGAAGCTCATGCAGATTTTCCCGGACTTTTGGACGGTGAACGAGAAGCAATTGAAAACTTTTTGACGGGCGGTTTTTATATGGAGTGATTTATAAATGCAACCTGAATTAATTAATGGGTGGTGGCTAACAACAGATACCCATCTTGGAACCAGTGACATAAGCGGAGTTACAGACAAACAAAAAACAAACGCAACTAACGTATATAATTATTTTTCTGCTCAGGGGTGGAGCCTTTCAGCAATTGCAGGAATGCTCGGAAATATGCATCATGAATCGTTTTTATCTCCGGCATATATTGAAGGGCAAAACCGTTGGAGGTTGCCAAATTCCGCAAGTAGTTTGTCAGATGTTCCTAATTCGGTAATGCAGAATTTTTACCGGGAATATTACGGAGACGATGAACGAGAATATGGTATCGGGTTAGTACAATGGGACGGACTGGGTATAACCAGACAAAAACTTGTCGGGTTTGCTATCAATAACGGGCTGAATTGGTATGATGGGCGCACACAGTGCCTACGGCTCACCGATGAACAGACCAGAAAAATACAATGGGTAAATAAAACCATTAACGGAATTGTCTGGACATGGGACAATTACACGACAAATGACAGAACCCCGGAAGAATCGGCCCATATTTGGAGACTATGCTATGAACGGGGAGGAGATGCTTCAGACCAGACACGCCGACAAAATGCCCGATATTGGTATGATTATTTTTCCGGAACTCCTCCGGAACCCCCTGAACCACCGGAACCCCCGGAAGACTGGATCACGGGGGAAGAATTTGCAAGTTTAGCCCTGGCCTACAATGGGCAGTATATGCCGTATGATCAGTATGATTGCATCGGATTCGTAAATAAAGTTTGGCGAGACATCCCCGCAGCTTCGGGCTATAATCTGACAAACGGAACTAACAGCATCTGGAGAAGTACACGCACATTCCCGACTACATCCCCGGAGGGAGTAAATCCTACTCCGGAATTATGGTACAAGGATACCATTTCAAATTGCATTGCCACATATGGCGGTATTCCTGCGGGGGCGTTGCTTTTCCATCAGATCGGGGAGGATGGCCCGCCACCTATCCCCTCACAGTATCGCGGTGACGGTATCGGGAACTTTGTGCACGTCGGTATATATTGCGGAAACGATGAAGTTATGCAGTCAGGGGGCAGGGATTCCGCATCAGTGCCCGGGGGAGGAGTGCATAAATCATCTTATGATTCCTCCGCATGGAATTATGTAGCTTTTGTTGTCTATGTTGATCCGTCCGGAAGTAGTCCTACTCCCCCGGAACCCCCGGAACCCCCGGAACCCGTTAAAACTTTTCCGCTGATTATATTGTTTAACCAGAAAAAACAGAAAGGAAGATTACGCCATGTATACTTATAGCGCGCCTTTTTCTTATGATCAAATTGATCTTTATAATTCACAGATACAGCCATCCACAATCCATTGCAAAGACAACGGACTGCAACGGTATTTCCGCAAATATCTTTTGCAAAAAGTAATGAGCGTTTTCAAATGGGAACTGCCTGAAACATGGGATGAGGACTACTTTAAGTTTGTGCTATATGGAACCGGATATATTGCGGTTTTCTATACAGATACTTTTGGAGTTATCCCGCAATTCGCAACACTGGGCGGATATAACGTTTTTTACAAACCCACATTCATTATTGTTGCCAATCCTCTTTTGCCGTCCATTAAGAAGAATATTGGCATTGATTGCGAAATTATCAAATTTCAACCGGACTATTCCTCAATTATGGATGTTGTTAACTACTATGCGGATCTGCTCGCGCTGTGTTCTCAGTCTGTTTCTATTAACCTGCTTAACACACATACCCCGACAATTTACCCCGCACAGGGTAAAACAATGGCAGAATCCTACAAAAAAATGTTTGATAAGGTGGCCTCCGGGGAACCTGCTGTCATTGTTGACAAAAGTCTCTTTGACGATACCGGGAATCCTACTTGGACGCCTTTCGAGCGGGATGTAACTAACTTGTACATTTCCGATAAAATCCTGTCAGATATGCGGAAGATTGAAGCGCGTTTTGACACGGAAGTCGGAATACCTAACAACGAAAACGAGGACAAAAAAGAAAGATTAATCGTTGATGAGGTTTCCGCTAATAATGCGGAAACTACTGCCCGGGCTGAAATGTGGCTTGATGAACTTAAAAAGGGTTGCTCCGCTGTGCAGAAAATGTTCGGCGTTTCTGTTTCCGTTGACTGGCGTATAACCCCGAACACAAAAGGAGGTGCAGAAAATGGCATTTCTGACGGTAATGGGACTGTATAATTTTGATAATTCCCTTCTTGATTCTATGGTATACCCGGAAGGGATAGACGGTGAACTACTTAAAAATGATATCATTCTTGAAACCGCTGAACTTGAAGTAATATACCCCGACCCTGCATTTTTTAAGACTGCCGTTGGCCTGTGGAGTCATACCCGCATAGTAACATGGGAGCGGATCTATAATGCTTCCCTGGCTGAGTATAACCCCATTGAAAATTATGACCGTCATGAACAGGAAACAACCGGGGCGCGCCGGGTGCATTCGGGAACCGATACCACCGCCACAACGGAAAGCGGAACCAATGCAACGGACGGGGAAATCTCCCGCACAGTCTCCGGAACTGAATCCGGATCAGCAAACCAGAATCATTCGACAACAAATCAGATTACTGCATTTGATTCAAACGCGCTTCAAACCCATGATAAATCAACCGCGACCGCAGAGGATACCACAAGCGCGACACGTTCCGGAACAGAAACCGAAACGAATGACACAACCGTCACGGACAGCAAAACAGGAAGCGCGACTATAACTCATGGGGAACAGATAGCCGATTCTGAATCTCGTGAAAGCCATATTCACGGAAACATTGGCGTGACCACATCTCAGCAAATGCTTGAATCTGAATTGGAGGTTGCCCCAAAACTCAATATTTACGATTATATCGTCAGAGATTTCAGACAGCGGTTTTGCCTGCTTGTCTATTAGCACCAATAAATTTATAATATATATTGGAGGTGTTGCGGATGTTTCATCAATTCCCCTATACCAATCTTCATGAATTGAATCTTGATTGGCTTATCAAGAAAGTTAAAGAAGCATATTCCCCCGACAATCCCCCGGAGAATATCGTACTGTCCGTGAATGGGCAGACCGGAGATGTCATTCTATATGAAGCTGCGCTTGTAGAACTCCCTGCCATTCCTGAAAATGATATGTGGCAGATCCGGAGAAGAACACAGGGCAATATTAACCGGGGTATTGCCTTCGCAGGAAACGGAAGAGCCTATATTATTGAAGGCTCGGAAAATCATCAAATTTATGACGCAGAAAACCCCCCGCCCTATCCGGTAACATCTGTTAACGGGGATACCGGGGCGGTGATTCTGTACAGAAATCCGTCCGTTATTCTCCCCCAGATTGAAGAAAACGCATGGAGCATTTTCCGAAATTCGGCCGGAACCACCCTTGGAATGCGTTTTACAAATGGGAAAATTTATCGGATCACAGGGCCGGAAAATTTCGAAGTGTATGATGTCGGGAACCCTCCCCCCTATCCGTTGACATCCGTGAACGGGCAGACGGGAGCGGTGAATATCACTTTCCCTGTCACATCTGTAAACGGGCAGACGGGCGCGGTCAATCTTCAGATTCCATTTGTTAATACTGCCCCTGAGATTCTGGAACTTCAGACCGATTCCCCGGGGGATTACTGGGGAATGAAAAGGACTACTACAAACGGGGATGTCGGTATTTATTTTGATTCAGAAAATAATACCGTGAAAGCATATATAACTTATATGCCGGAAGATGAATCTGTACAACAGCCCCAGACCTTCCAATTGCTGACAACGGATGATATTCCGTCCACATCTGGCGTTGTCAGTGTGAACGGTAAAGCGGGTGTTGTTATTATCCGGGCAACGGATATCCCCCGGACAGAGAATAACCCGGAAACCGTGGAAACGGCTCTTGCAAGGATTGACCAGAAAGACGGAACACAGGATAATGCTATCTCTGCCCTGCAAGGCGATGTCGCAAAGATTCACCAGAGCATAGCCATTATTGCGGACGGTGACACTCATACAGCCATTCAGGCCGGACAGGCTGTTTTTGTGAAGAATCATAGCACTCTTGCGACCGGGCTGTACTGGGCTAATAGTGCAATCGGCACGGATGTTGCTCTGACAACATCAAATCTGACTGCCGACACAAGCGGAGGTTTCAACCATCTTCAGAGTGAAATTGCTACGTTAAGCAGCAAGTTGACGGGCAAAACTTATGAGGTAAACGGCACAACATCAGAATTTGGCGAAGTGATCACAAATTTAGAGATTAATAATATTAATGCTATAAAATCACTCCGCATCACATATAGTGGAAATTTGGCACATTGTTACACCACTGTATCGGCAACAGGATCTCTCATTATCATAGTTACCGACAGAAATGGAGCTAAATTGGCAAATACACAGGTAACCGGAACTGTTTATTACATCTAAGTGCTGTATAATGAATTGATGCGTGTTGTAAAGATGCCGGATTTTTGATCTGGATGGAAGCATACCGGGACTTGACCCCGGAGGAGTCGGTTCGAGTCCGACCGCATTAACTTAACGAAAAAATAATTTTATTGGAGGTAAAACAAAATGACTAACAAATTTTTCCTGCACCAGATCAAATGCGTGAATGGAGCTTGGGACAAGGGAATTGCTGTGAAAAATTCCTATGATGAAGCTCTACAGAGTTATCATGCATATCTTGGAGCATATGCCTATGGTAACCAGGAGGATGTTACCTTTGTTGATTGCATTATTACAGAAAGTGGCAGTCAAACCATCCTCAACCGGGAACAGTGGACTAA